ATATTACCTTTATCATCATAGCCTTGACCACCAGTACCTTGAGTTTTTTGTCTTTCCTCTGCGGTAAACCCCGGTTTAGGGACGGATTTTCCACCACCAAAACCTAGAGAAGCCATCAGACCTAAGAAAGCTGCTGCGCCAGCGAAGCCTGCCCAACCACCTTCCTTAAACAGTTTAGCTACACCGCCAGCGATATCACCAGGAATAGACATAATTGTTTTTGCAGCGTTTTCAGCCATTCTAGCTAGAGAAGCAATATGATTAGCTTTCTCGATGGCATCTAGGGCTTTATATGCAAAGGTTTTTTCCTTAAATATTTTTTTAGAATTAGATAGAACTTTTAAGTCGTTCTTTTCTTCACTCTTAGCTCTTTCCTTATCTAGCTGATAAATAGCTACACTGGCTTGTTCACGAGCTTGCCAAGACTGCTTTTCATCATTCGAAATGCCTTCTAGTCTGCTACGTTCTTCGTTGTACTGTCTAGTTTTTTCTGCGAACTCAGTAATAGTAGTTACAAGAGTTCCTAAAGCAGTACCAACTCTCCCAAATGCTACTCCCAACGATTCTGCGAAGTCTTTAGTTTCTGAAAGTTTCTCATTATACTTAGCTTGCTCTTCAGCTTGCTTGATAATAAGTTTAACACCTTCCAACTTAGTTTCGTTAACTTTTAGTAGATTTTCTAATTCTACTGCTTGTAAGTCCGTTAACTTCTTTCTACTTTCTTCCTCGTTCTTTAATGTTTGTAGTAATAATTGGGCTGCTTCAGATAATTTAGTATGATCCTCAACATTATTAGGATCATTAATACCTAATTTATTTAGGCCTGCTTTGGTTGCGGAAATATCAGTATCCAGTGGTTTTAGTTCTTTATCTTGACTCTTACGCAGACTACGTAGTGCATCTGCTGAAGCTAAGGATTGTTTTGCTAAATCTAACGAGGCTTGTTGCTTCTGTACAAATGTTTCTGAGTATATGTTTTTACTTTTAAGAATATCTAATTCTTTTGCTTGAAGATCAGTTAGAGCTTCTACTCGTTGCTTTTCTGAGTTATAACGTCTGTCTGCATAATCTAATAAAATTTGCTCGTTAGCTATACGTTCTTGTTGGCTCTTCTTTTCATCATCAATAGCTTTTTTGATTGATGAGATAGTACCAGCTCTCTCTACTACAGAAAGAGTGTCTTCAAGGTTCTTTAAAGCTAATTTAGCTTGTTCTAGGTTAGTAGCTTTACCACTATTTATTAAAGCAGTTGTAGCATCTATACTTTTCTGTATATCAAGTTGCTTCGTTCTTATATCTAAATCTAGTTTTTCGGACTCTAGTGCTCTTATCTTCTTACTGATTTCAGCATCTTGGAATAATCCTAAATCCTTGGTTAGATTTACTGAATCAAGTTTTACTTGATTTGACTTTTTATCTAACTCTAGTTGGGTTGCCTTATCTTTATTTAGTCTGTTTACTACTGCAATTATACCTTCTAAATCAGCCGCCTTTAATTGTCCAAAAAGAGGAGCTAATTGAGCACTTATACCTGATAAAGAATTAATACTATCAATACCACCTAAAGCTTCTGTAACACCTTTTTTGGCTTCTGGCTCTTGTAGGCTATTAATACTTCTTAGTACATTTTTTGAAGATAAGAACTCATTACCTTTTCTAATATAATCTAAGTCTTTATTGATGTTGGTGATTATACCACTATAGTAGTTAATATTTTCATCACCACCTTCTTTTACCTTCTGCATGGCAAATTCACGATCCCTTTGTAAATTTGCTTCTTTCATTAATAGATTAGACTTTATCTGTTCTCTAAGGAATTTACCACGTTCCTCTATTTCTTTAATTCTCAAACCTATTTCTTGTTTCTTAAGTTGTATGTCTTCTACTGAAGTATCAATACCAATTGACTTCATAACTCCATTAATGGCCTGTGCAGAACTTACTGCAGCAGACTCGAAGGCATACTTCAGACCTTGAGATAAGAAAGCTAAACCTTTCTCGAATAGAGTAGCGTCGCCCAGAATAGTTTTTGCTTTAGCGGTTTCGGTTCTAATACTGTTTTCTACGGATACTAAATCAGCTTTAGCTTTGTTTAATTGATTTTGAGTATTATTAGCGGTAGTTTTATTTTCTACTAAGGTTCCATTTTCCCACACAACATCCTTCGAGGCCTTGGACCTTGCATCTTCCGCTAATTTAAGACTTTTTCTAGCTTCATCTAGTTTAACGTTTAGTTCTTTTAGATTGTTATTATACTGTACTAATTCTAATTGCTTCTCTTTAGGGAATAAACTTAGGTTTCTATTATTATCTAATAATCCAATTATAGACTGTAAGCTGTTAATTGGTTGCTTCAAAGCAACTTCTAGCTGATTACTGGCCCCAATAATGGTAGTACCAAACTTAGTAAATGGGTCATTTAAACGTAAGGTATTGTTGATATCAACAAACTGCTTATCAATTTCCTTTAGAGTATTACTAAATCCAGTAAGGTCCGAAGCCTTATTGTTAGCAGTATCGGAGAAATCCTTAATTAATTCCGCAATTTTACCAGCTTGAGTATATGCCTGACCACGAGAGAAAGGCTCTAAGTATTCTTCAATTTGTTTAGGGTTTTTAATTTCTATACCAGTAATAGCTTTTAAAGAATTCTTGAATCTGTCTAGTTCACCAGAATCTTTAATAGATTCCATCATGCCTTTTACAGCAAGACTACTACTTTTAGCAATCTTATCTACGCTACCAAAACCAACTAAATCTTTGGTAGTATCCCAGAACTCTTCCCAACCACTCATAGCATTTAGTAATTTACCAAAATCATCTATCTGCTTATTAATAGAACTAGATAGATCATTCATAGCATTGGCTATCGCCTGAATGCCTTCAACAGAAAACATTGATCCAGCCTTTTTCTTGTTGATAAGGTCCATAGTCCTGGACATATTATCAACTGAAGCAGTAACTGCATCAGTACTTTCTGCAAAGTTACTAGCTTCTTTCTCCGCCTTACTAAATAATGAATCAAAGACTTGGAATGTGGCTACAGCTACACCAACTATCATAAATACATTAGACAGTGCTGATGCAGCAATAGTAGCATATGAAGTTACTGCCGCCAGACCTGCTCTAACTTTAGTTAGAGTACCGGCAAGAGCCCCCATATTTTTTATATTATCTTTTAATGGCTGCCCGTTAGCATCTAGACCTTTTCTGGCGTTTGCCACTTCTTCATTTAACATTTTGAAGGCAGAGACTAAACCATATGTAGCAGCATTTTCTGCCGCATTAGATATGATAGTGCTTCTTTGTGCCTTACCTTGCATTTTTGCTAAAACTTTATCGTTTAGTGCTAAAGAAGATAGATTCTTACTAATAAAATTAGGATTGGGCTTATTTATTTCCACATCTAATATTGCGTTGGATTTAATATTTTCTTGTATTAAAGCTAAGCTTGCTTTGTGTATATCTCTTTCTTTTTGCAGACTTTTTAGTCTTTTATCAGTTAACTTTTCGGAAGTAGTAGCATGCTTTTCTAACAATGTTTCAACATGTTTTAATCTATCAGATACTATTTTTGCTGATTCTTCTGTAATATTCTTTAAACCACCAAGGTATAATGCTCCAGCATTTTTTCCACCAAGTTTACCTACAGTTGATTCATACTCTTTAGATAGTGCAGTCAGCCCGGCTCTAGTTGATTTAAGTATATCATCATGCTGTTCAACTACTTTTATGTCTCTAGCTTCGTACTTATTCTTTCTTAGTTTTGCTAAGTTTTCTGCCGTAGAATTTGCACGTTCAGCAGTGTCTGCCAAACCTTTCTTTACCTGTGTAATAGCAGGTAGTGCTTGTTTTAATAGAATAGTTGCAATGCCTGCTAATGTTGCTCCTAAGGCTACAGGACTTTGTGATAGAACATTTAGAATAGGTCCTAGTACTTTATTAACTAGCTCTAGCCCAGACTGTGTTAAGTTTTGAACACTAGCTAGAATCTTTTGATAAGGATTGGCAGCCATTTCAATAGCACCGAACTTTTCCTCACCTTGCGTTAGAACAGCATTAGCGAATGCTTGTCTACGTTCAAAATCAGTTAGTGATATAGCGGTCTTACCAATAGTACGTGCGTATTCCTGCGCAGCCTTATCGACACGCACCATAATACCAATTTCGTCTAATAGTTCAGGTTCAATCTTTGTAATACCACGGCTTAAACGACTTACAGCATTTGGCATATCGATACCAAGTGCCTGTGAAGCCGATCTAGCTACCTTACCTAATCTTAATAGATTCTCTGATGACATACCACCAGCGGTTGCCTGGGCGGTAGCGGTCATAGCATCTTGTAGGGAAATAGCGCCATCAGTCACTGCAGCTAATTGCTTAGATAGAGTACCAAGGTTACGACCACTTACAGCACCTAGCTGGTCAAGACCCTTAACCATGTTTGTAACATCAGCAGCTTTTTGTAGTGCTGTGAACGCCGCACTTACAGCGAATAAGTTAGCAGCAAATGTTGCATATACGTGTACTAATCCACCAAGGCCTTGAGACTGCTTTGCGAAGTCACGAGCACCTGCTCCGGTTTGACCTCCAATACCGCGAGCTCTACCAGATTCTCTAAACTCAGGACCTTCTTCTCTATTAGCATTACGAACACCTTGACGTGCAGCGGAGGTGGCTTTAGAAACACGTGCAGCTGCCTTAGCTACATTATTTAATTCATTATGTAGCTTAGCAGCTTCTTTAGTCTCTGCGGCTGTTGTACCGTTAGAGGTTACATTAACATCTACTCTTACATTATTATTGTTGGCCATAAGCTCTCCAATATAGGTAATTAACGCGAAATTACCTTAGTAATACACGTACTATTTTATCACCCCTAATTATATCACCATAGGTAATTTATGTCAATGGTTAAATTTTTTCGAGCAATAAAAAAGCCGCTATTCAGCGGCTTTTTGGTTTGCTATTAGAAATAGCAGTTGATCTATGTCCGTCAATTATTCCAATTAAATCAAACATAGTCTTGTAGTCTTCTCGCGGTACACCTAATATGTTGAAAATATCTAATATTCCAGCATAGTGCTTACCCATATAGTTACCGTTCATGGTGTCCCAGTCGTCTTTTAATTTACTATAGATATCTAGTGCCTGCTGCACTTCTGTAAGTAAATCATCGTATTCTACTGGAATTTCTTCTTCTACAGGTTCGCTGCCTAGAGCTTCACACATCTCAAAGTAGGCATCTTTGGTAACGTTTAATGTGGCGTTACCAAAGTATGACTCTAATTGTGCATTTAGGTGGGTGTACTGCTCTTCGTGAAATTTGATAGTTCAGTAACTGTTTCGCTAATAAAGGAATCAAAATCAGCTGAAGCTTTCATTAGATCTAAAGCGGCTTCCTGGTTGTATGGTAGTGTAGTTTCCGGGTCGGAACCACTGATATCAACAGGTGCTAACTCATTTAGATACTTAAGTTTGAGACCAGACCATCCCTTAATACATGCACCTACGTACAACTTAAGGAATAATTCATCATCTAACTCTTCCTTTGGAACACGGTTCTTAATGGTTGTTTTTGTAGCCTTCTTACGAATACCTACAAGTGTTTCTCTTGATAGGAACACAACATTAATCTTAAAACCTTCCATTCCTGGATATTCGACTTCTACAGCCTTACTTGGAACAAGTAACGACTTAAGTGAAAGAACTTCTGCCATGGATTTATATATCCTTTAATTATTTAGTAACTAGTTAAAAAGACCCGGCGGCGATCTTTTCCGCCGGGTATGAAACACTCAGCTATTAAGCAGCTGAGAAGTAACGAACTCTTAGGTCGTTAACATTTTCAATATCGTACAGGGCTGTTGCTCCTTGTACGGCGTCTGTACCTTGAGCAGTGAAGTTAATCGCTGTGCTCATAACTGCTTGCGCATCAATAGTAGGAATCTGAATCATCGCACCAGTTACCTGAACTTCAATCTTAGTTGCATTTGCAGCACCACCAATTTGAATTTCTAGGAAGAACTTAGGATCAACAGATGTGCTAGCATTTGTAAGCATGTTGTCTAGTAGACCTGCAGTGTTTGTGCTGCCAGTACGTAGATACGCGTTTAGCGTGCCACTGATTGCGCGAGTTCCTGTGTAGTATCCAATAGGAATATTAACCACACCAAGGTTAGCTGGAGTTACATACGAAATGTTATTAGCAATCGTAATGTTACCACCAGTTAGCGCTAGAGTGTATTCTGTATTACCAGCACCGATACCACCAATATTCTTCTTCAGAGTAACGGTAGCTAGCTTCTGAGTAATGTAGTTAGCAGTAGTATTCTTACCCTTGATTGTACCAGTTAGACCACCTGATAGTACTGGATCGGATGCAGAACTGTAAGTAACAGTAGCAATCTGACGTAGTGCAGTACCCTTACCAGTCCACGCAATCATAGCAATACCATCAAGACCAAAGTCGATAGATGCTTGATCCATAGCGCAGTTATCTACTAAGTAGGTAATACCGTCTACGGTGAAAATCATACCAAACTTTTCTAGCTGGTTCTTATTAGAGAACGCAGTAGTAACTTCTGAGTATGGTGCGTTTAGGTCAGCTGCTACAGTAACGTGTTCGTTCCATGCTGTTACGCTGAAACTTACTACACCTGAAGCACCCCAGTTAGCTACTAATTCAGCAGATTCTGGAGATTTAATGTAGTCAATTTCTAGTAGTGTAGCTGTTGATGTGATAACCTTAACAGCTGTATTGTATTCATTAGCACCTGCACCTACTACACCCTTAACTACATAGTAGTCTCCTACTGTTAGTGTAGCCATACCGGTACCAACTAGAGCTAGTCGATTACCTGTAAGAGTGGCACTGGTTAATGTAGTATAGGTAAAGCTAGTTGCTGATGCAGTAACATGGTTGGTACCTAGCAGAGCATTCCATAGTACATACTCTTCTGCCTTAACGGTAGTAGAAAGTCTAGGACGCATGTACGTAGAGAATGAAAACTCTACGTTATTTAATGAAGTGTTGAAACTACGCTGACCACGAACAGGATCCGAACCAGCTTCTGAAATTGTAATAGTATCTGCGTTAGATGCTTGTGAGAAAGTGAACCCATCAAGAACCTGTAACTCATAAGCGTTAGAAGTGGTTAATCCAGTAGTTGTGATTACCCCTGTGCTAGCGTCTACGTTGTTAGTGAACACAACTCTACTATTGCGTACAAGATTAAATGTTGCCATTTATCGTCCTTTATTTTTTGTGTACCTTAAATACTCTGACGAGATTATTATCTGTATTGGTATTATTGGCACGTATTTTCCCGTACAGAGAGGTACGGGGGCTCTTACATAACCTGATATCTAATAAGTAAGTTCATTTCACCTATTGCGTAGGGTGTTAATAACCCTTCGTCAGTAGTAATTGATGTAATTGATATTTCTGAGGTTTCGTAACCATTATCTGTATCGTACACTATGATACCTAAGGTACTGTCTAGTAATAGTTCTATATCTTCCAGTAATTCTTCAAGTTCTACTTGGCTATCTTCGCCTTTACAATATACCTTAAGAGATACGTTTAGAAAACCCCAAGCAAATGCTCCTGGCATATACTCTCTAGACTCTGAACCTGCTACAACGTATATTGAACTAAAGTCACTAATTTCATCCCAGAACTTAAGCTTAGCATACGAGTTTCCAAATATATTAGTTTTATACGGTCCGGTACCATCAATTACTTTTAGTTTCTCAGCAATAGCTTTTACTATGCTTGTTCTTCTTGACATAGTTTCCACCCTTTATGAGATTTCCTATGACCATTCAATACTTCCGTAAGATGGTTACCTGCTAAATCATGTTCTCTAGCAAATCTGTAAACATTTTCTACTATATAAGTAGAACCTGAAGGACTTTTTATTAGAGGATATACTATCCCTTTTGACTTAGCACTTAACTTATCGGAGGTAATAGTATTACTTTTTGATCTTGTGCCTATTTGAGATAGTAATTTACTATACCTATCCGGGAACTCTTCTTGTAACCACGTATGAATTTTTCCACACGATATACTAGATACTACTCCTGTAGATACATTAGTAAGGATTTCTATTTGTGATGCGCTTAATTCTGGGTGGTCTATTAATAAATCAAATACTTGTAATATTTGATTTCTGGAAAATTTAGCATTTCCAGATAGGGGCCCTTTAGCAGATACCGGGGCTTGATTGGCAAATCTATAAATATTAAACCCATTATCAACGGAATTAAATATCTCTATAGACTCATCCTCGCACCCATCAAGTTCATCAAGTCTACACTCTACTAGTATATCCAGTGTTGGCTTTCCGTATACTTTATATGCTTCATTTAGTTTATAATTAGCTAAATTATTACGCATACTTACCAAGTGCTGTAAATATCTTTTCTCTATGTTTACAGATTGTCCAATATAACATTTTTCTGTATTGCTAAATACAAGTCTATAAATACCTACTGTCATTATACTAAAACTGCTCGCATTCTGTTGCCAATCATGGCAGCTCCTATTTCTCTAATACTCTTAGATATTAACAGTTTAGGGTCTCTGGTTTTAGGATTTTGTTGTCTACCGCCATCAGAAAATGTTGCATAAGGGTTGCGCATGTAGTTATAAAAAACGGATACCATACCTGCTCTTGACTCTGATAAACGCTCAATGGATACTGAATCAGCGAGTCTCCCAGACCTAAGGTTGAGTATCTTTTTGTCATTACCCGTTCCCATGTTTTTACGTACTTGTTCGTTAATAGATGCTGATAATATCGCCAAAAGATTATTAGTTGGTGGTATATACTTATTTTGTGCGGCATTTATTAAATTAGATTTACTAACACCTACCTTACTTTTCGCTTTTATTTTTACATTAAGATTAGTAGACTGTTCTTTATGTTTCTTAAGTTTTGTTTTGCTACCAGATATTTTTAGCACTATACCTTGTACAATGTCTTCTAATACAGTATTAGATCCAGAAATAGAAGTATAATCTACCCCTTCTGCTATACTTCTTAATAACTTAAAGTATATTTCCGATTCTCTAGTTGAGAATTTCTTATTTATTGATTCACTCTGCAAGGTTATAACCACATAACCTTTTGCCATAATCTTTCTTGATTCTGCTATAGCCTCGGGTGTAGTATTTTTAAATCTGTGTGTTAATTTAGCTTGTACAGCATATAACTCTTCCAAAGCCTTTTCAGCATTGGCTCTTATTAAGGAGCTTACTCCACTATTTACTAGTGCAGTAAATTTTTGTGTTAGAGGACTAACTAAATTTATATCGTCTTTTGCAGGTAAGTGTCCGAAGTCCGTTCTAATACGTTCTTTAGAAATATACTCACCAGGACCTGCCCTAGGGTCTGGTACATAGGAAGTAGTTGTGCCAAATCTTGTGGACTTAAGAGTTGGATCTCTAGCTACATTAATAGAGTAATGTCTTTGTAGACTTTCAAAGGTAGTTCCTACTAAGAAGACTCCTTCTTTATTTCCATTGTATACTAAAATAGGCCCTAGTTTAGAACCTTTTTTAGTCATACTTTCATATAGAACTGGGAATTCAGGACTTTGAATACTTTTTACTATTGTTTTGTTATATACTTTTAGCAAGACCTTTAATAACCTATCGTATGCTAGGTCGAAGGCTGTTTTTTCCTTATCTGATAATGAACTTTTAAGTCTATTATAAGTACTAGACATTAGGGTCGAGTAAGATAAGTCTAGTATATGTGCCAGCTTATTGAGGTCTTCTCGGAAGTCTTTTTGAAGAATAGTGAGAGCCTCTTGACTTGCAGAAGCTACAGCACTTCTTAAGTCTTTTATGATGTCTGCCATTAATCCCAACTCAATCTATAAAGATTCAATACTCGAGCAATATGTGCCGGTAGAGCCGTGGAAGTAATATACTCAATCTGAACACTATTGGTCCCAGGAGCTTTAGGACTATGTACTGAGCCATCGTTTTTAAGGTAGTACGTAATGAGGTCAAGAATAGCCACCTTTAGATCATCTGGTAGAGTCTCGTACCCAGCGTAGTAGGTAATCTTATACCCATTAATCAAGCTAGGGAACTCTACGTCTTTTGGTAGTGCTCTGATTGCAGTATTCTCTACGTCGAATACGTAGTCAGTGAACTCTACTAGATCAGTGTAAGTTTGTCCATAGTCTTCACTATATTCAACACCGCTGATACTAATTACAGGATATTCTTTTAAGTAGAATACGTCGGTACCACCATTGGTAGTATCAATCTTAGCATCATTTACATAATCAACAAAAGTAGTTCTACAGTAATTCTTCACTAAGGCGCTTACCTTAGGAATTATCGCTTCAATAGCCGTATCTTGATTAGTACTAGCTATACCAGCATATGCTTTATATTCTTCTAGTGTTACTAAGTCAAGTCCCATTATTTATTCCTTTATCTTTTATAAAGACTACTAAAGCCTTTATAAAAGATAAGGGCCGAAGCCCTTATCTTAAAAGTTAGATTAACTCCAACGAAGTACGCTTACCGCTTGACCATTATTTGTGGTTAGCTGTGTCATACCAGTACGTAGGGATGCAACTAGAACCTTACGTTGAGTTTCAACTAGATCCTGTGTATCAAAACGTAGACCTCGCTGGTTACCAACAAGGAAGTTAGCAGTTGCAAAAGCTACTGCAGCAATGTTGGTGGTAGCACTGGTGCTACCACCTGCCTTGGTTGGGAACTGAGCTGAAACGATAACTGGTGAGTTACCAATTAGACCAATTTGTCCAGTTAGTAATGTAGCCTTAGGACCAACCTTATCCATAGTCTGGAATAGGGTATCGTCTAATAGGTCGTAGTATACATCTTGTGATACTACATAAGTTACGTCAGCAGGATCTAGACCCCAGAATCCCATATCCTTACGTAGTGAACGTAGGTTGGCAATACTTGCTGCGCCTGTGTTAGTTGCTACAACAGCTGAAGTAGCATCGTAACCGCAGATACCCTTAACAGGATCAGCACCCGAACCAGCTCCACGTAGGAATGCTAGGTCGACAGACTTAGCAACACGACGGATCATAGCGTCACGTACGATAGGTAGAAGAACAATTAATGAGTCTTCTTCTTCTTCATACATTAGATATTCAGTGGTAGCTAGCTTATAGCTGTTTAGCGTAATTTCGCTTAATTGATGGGTTTGAGCAGCACCAGGTGACGCTGTAGTACCGAACTGTGCGTTAGTAACCCAAGTTCCGTATCCGGCCTCTGGGTTTAAAGGCATAGTCATAACGTTAGTTTGCATAGAGATACTACGCATTAACGGAGCAACTACTAGAGCACGGCGAACTTCAGCTTCCATGTTTAGAGAAACTTCAAGTTCCCAAGTAGTTGAGGCCATGTGTGATGGATCTTTACCACCAACTGAAGCCTTTTCTAGGAGTTCCTTACCGAACTTGGTATTACCAAGTGACTTACCAGAGAACTTACTTAGAAGGATAGCCTTTTCCTTATCTGCATAAGAAATTTCACCCTTGTTAGCGTCTCCAAAGGTCATCTTGCTCTTTTGAATTGCTTCAATTTCAGCAGCCTTTTCCTTTAGACTAGCTTCTAGACCTTCTAAAGCCTTCTTCTGGTCAGCGGCTTGTGTTTCAAAGCGCTTTGTAACTTCTTCTAGGAGCTTTTCTGCTCCGGTTGTCGAACCAGTAACCTTAGCTACTGCTTCTTGAATACGCTTTTGCATTGCTAGTTCTTCTGCTTCAGCTTTGGCCTTTTCGTCCGCTGCCTTAGCTTGGGCTTCTAGAACTGCCTTAGTGGCATTCTGAGCAGCTTTTTCGGCCGCATCTGCAAGCATTTGTTCTAATACTTTTGGATCCATTCCAATTTCCTTTTTTGTTGTGCTGTCTGCATCCGTTAAGGCTTCTAGCCCTTTAGCTGAATCGCTCTTGGGAGCAAACTGCGATTTGAAAGTCAAATACTCATCATTATTCTCAAATGATTTTGATAAGCTAAATAAAGTATCTGAATTACATGGTACTGATACGACCGAGATTTCAATCAGTTCTAACTCTTTAATTACAAAAAGTTCTGTTGCAGCATTGTATTCAGCGTCTAAGACTCTAAATCCAACACTAAATGCTGTTAATACACTATCTTTTATTAGATTAAAAACTTCAGCGGCTGCTGAGATTCTTGCCTTAATCCATAAACCTTTATCATCAATTTTATGTTCGGTAACCCTACCAATAGGGTCATCATGATCGTGGTGTGCTAAAACTATGGGATTCTTTAAGTAGTTTTTTATACCCGCCTCCCAAACAGAGGCAGGTACCACATCTCCAGCTCTGTCAACATTATTTGTACTAGCATAACCGCTAATATAAATATTGTCAATAGCTTCATCGGCTGTAGGAAGTTCCTTAATGAACTGACTATCTAGATGAAGGATCTTATTACGAATAGTCATTCATTTAGCCTCCTATTGAAATATGCACGCATAATTTTACATTGTTCTTATTATACTAGTTAGGCAAGAAAATGTCAACCAGTAAATTTTAACTCCCACTTTATTCCTTTGTAGGCTTTTTAGGGGCTCCTCCAACTGACGGATTAGCAGCGGAACCAGCGATATTGGCCGGTACACGTAGCTTATCACTTTCAGGGTCTTTATCCTTTTCGTAGCGTAATTCTATTCTAGCCTCATTAGGAGTAATAATACCCCCATTTACTAGAGTAGCATGATATGTAGCTATATCTTTTAGTTCTGGTTGTAGCGCTGATACATTACTAGTAATGGCTTCTAAATCATAACCACTCATGAATTCCATACAGGAAATATATTTACGTACTATTGGCATTACTGTTTCAAGATAGAACAGTCTTAGATTTGGAGAGATATTAGCTTGATTTCCGCCATCTAGTAGTACAGGTGGAACACCTAATGCTTCTAGAATTTTTACGTTATGGGTTTTAATACTAGTATCAAAATCCATTTCGCGGAAGCTATTAGCACCTGCGAGTTGCACCGGTTTGAGTCCGCTATCTAGTATCACAGGGCGCTTACCACCAGCATTAGAGTTATAATTCTTAGACCAGTTCTGTAGAGTTTTATCTTTAGCTATCTGACTCATAGTATTATCAGTTGTAATAGCTAAATTAAATACAGCCCCATTATCAAAGAACTTCTCTTGGAACGTGCGCATCTTATATAGAATGTCTATATTTCTACTTGCACCTGCAAGTCTACTATCACCTCTGTAAATAGAACTTCCGCTAATATCTTTGAAGTAAACTACCTCATCCGCTCTGAACTTAGTTACACCTTGATAAGTATAACCAGTAATAAAGGTTTTAGGATTAGTTTCAATAGTTACATTTATTGCTGGTAGATGATACATAAATACACCGTCAAAATGTATAAATGCATTACCTTCTAATAGGAAGTCTGTAAATAGTGAAGTTCTGAAATCTTGTACCGACTGATAAGGATTAGGACGTACATTAAGTAAATTAGCTATTGTCTTAGCCTTTATACCTGGAATTACTCCATCACCCTTCTTATCTTTAACATCGTAATCTAAACTGGAGCAGGCACTAACAATCATGTTAACGCCACGATTTACAGCTTCTAATTTATCAAAAGCTTGTCTGTAGCCGATGCTAACAGTGGTGGAGATATTAGTACCTTCTCCGTAACTAATAAGCTCTTGGGCTCTATTGGCCTTTTCTTCCGCGCTTTCAAACCAGGTTCTAGGATTGTACCAAGTCATATTGTTCCTTTATCATGTAAATGCACTAAAAGATACGTGCCCAATATCACTTACCCTAGAGGTTTCACCACTCTCAATTTTAGCCTTCTGTAATTCTATCCATCGAGTCTGTTTTTCAACAGTACTTTTAAGAGGTTTCTTGCCATACACACTATGTAATTTAACATGATGTTTGTTACATAAAGTATATACGTCATCGTAAAGCTCTTTTCTGTGTTGTTCGATGAATTCATCTCTTACAGCTAAAATCCCATCATCAGTGGAGATATCATAGGAGTTTTTATTAGCCCATTCTTCTAGCAATATAGTTATAGAATGCGTATGATGCAGTTCTAAATCTTCTGTTGTACCACAAATATAACAAGTGTCTTTTTTATCATAAGCGCCTTTGGCACGATCACGTACCCATTTTACAGGTATTCTATTGTTTCCAGTATTCTTTGCCATTAAGAGGTCTCGCAGTTGTAGTACCCCCTAATTATACTATCATAGCACAACACAGTCAAGCTCAAATTTACACCACAAAAGAAAAAGCCCTGTACGTTTCCATACAGGGCTTTGTTCACATTCCTAATAGTTTCTTCCACCAAGGTTTATTAAGTTCGGCTAAAGCGTTACCTAATTCTTTGTAGACTCCGATTAATTCTTCTTCGGTTTCATCTAGCCTCTTTTTAGTATACTCCAGATCAAGACCTACTTCGAGCTCTGCTAACTTAAGAGATTCCTCTCCCTGTAAGCGCTTAATTTCTAAGTCTAAAGCCTCTACAACCTCATGCAGCTCTTTGTTGTCTAGCATCAAATCATAGATAGCAACTATGTGGTCTACAGTTGACATACTAAGAAGTTCTTCATTCTCAGCTAGGATTCTGAAATCTTCATCGTCAATTGCTTCTGCTACTACAGTATTTAATTCAGGTTTATAGTATTGAATTAAATAGTTTTCTAGAATGTCAATATGATCCTTATGACAGGGGTAGATCACACTGAAGTCAGGTAATCCATACTTGTCATAACGCTCTTGCATTTTAGCAGCAGCTTTACCACTCTTAAATGCTTTAATGTGGTCATTCCAGCGATTCTCAATATTTACAGACTTACCTATATAAGTAGCCCCGTCATCAAACTCTAGTTGATAAATTCCTGAATCCATGTAGCTCCTTATATTACGTAAGTATGTAGTGCGTAACGTACCGCATCTGGTATGTGGCTATGCTCGTGTAAGGGTTTTTCCTTAGTCAACGTCTCGCGTTGATCCCATTGGTACTGGTCAAATGCAACTAGGGTCTTAACACAATTAGGACAAATCTTTAGCTTACCTTGGTCCAAAAGCGTTTGAACTCTTGCAATTCCGGGCAATACATCTTTTTTACCCTTAATTGTTGCAATGTCGTAAATGTAGGCGAGATCGCCTGCAAACTGAGCAGCAGCGCTATCTATAAAGACTGCATCAATACCCCATTTCAAAATCATTTCAGTCATACGAGCGGCATGTTCTGCAGTAGTTGCTTCAGCCTCTAAGTATTCGTCTACTATGTAAAACGTTTCTTCAGACGGCTTATAAGCAATCACTATGAACGCTAGAGGGTCTTTATACCCAGGGTCTAAGCCAGCGAAGTATTCGCAGTAATCTTCAGCTACGAATTCTACTATGT